TCTTAAGCCGTTGCACGATTTTGTGTTTGAGGTGTTACGTTCTATTCCCCAGGATGGGACGTTTCACCAAGAGCGGCCCGTTCGCGAGCTTTTAAAAAAGGCTCCGAAGGGTGCGGTGTTTCATTCATTTGATCTCTCTGCAGCGACGGACAGATGTCCCGTTGCGCTCCAAGAGTTAGTGGTTGCCGTGATGTACGGCGTTACGTACGCAGCCGCGTGGCGTGAGTTGCTTGTCGGAAGACCTTATTTCGTGCCTAAAGCCCGAAAGGAGCCGGGGCGGCTCCCTAGGATCGTTAAGTACGCTGTAGGGCAACCGATGGGCGCTTACTCTTCATGGGCGGTATTTGCGCTTACGCATCATGCAATAGTGCAGTTTGCAGCTTATCTAAGTGGGCATAAGGGTTGGTTCAAGCTTTACGCTTTACTGGGAGACGACATCGTCATTGCTGACGTTGCCGTCGCAAACCGGTACAAGCGCTTATGTAAGTGGCTGGGTATGGGTATCGGTATTAGTAAGTCCATGGTGAATGACAATTTATCATGTGAGTTTGCTAAGAAAGTATTCGTGCAAGGCAAGGACTGTGCTGCTTTCCCGTGGAAGTTGTGGTCGGTCTCTCAGACTTCCCTGTCTGGGGGTGTCGCTGCTCTTCAGCGGGTCAGTAGTATGGGACTGAGCCTAACAGCTGCCCAAGTAGCGCTAGCGTTTGGTGCTGGGATGCGTACCGTGGCTCGCGTGGGGGCACAATGGAAGAACATTCCATCTCGCCTACGCGCGTTCCTCGTTATCGCGTCTCATCCATCAGCTATGACGGTTTTGGCGCGTCCGACGTGGATTGACTGGTTGGCTACTAAGGGTCCAATGCTGCCTGTCATATACGGACCTGATTCCATGACCTGGTTCAATAGTTGGGCACAGCCCCTCATAAGTGAGGTTCTGGATCCACTAGCGGCCAGAGTTGATGAATTAGTGTCTCGGCTCTTCTTTGGCGAGGGGGAAGTGAAGGGCTTAGCCCGGCACTCTCCTAAGTCGAAGTACCCGTTACCGACACCAGTAGAACGATACCTAGAGTCGAAGGTTAACACCCATATCGCGAAGTTCCAGGAATCGGAAGAGAAGGCGCGGGCCTCCCTTAAGCACCTTCAGCGGCTCGATATCAAACTCCTGGCCGTACAAGCGTCTGCTATCTTTAAACAGGTTGTAGGCGTGGTGGAGGACAGAGCGAGTGCGATCTCTGAGTTCGGCTCTCGGTTAGGGGTAACCGAGTTGTCGGGCGAAGCGGTCAAACAACCGATGTCCGCCATCTATGGCTTGTGGGAACGTTGGAGAGCTCGTGCTTTGAGGGCGAGCGCCGAAGTGGGTACGGGTCCGCGCGAGTCGCAAGGACCACGGCCTTCGGTGGCGAAAGAGCCAGATATCGTGTTTCCGTCT